TCAAAACTCACCTATGTACTGCTCCCCATCTGGCGCCACATACATTGCGCATTCCAATGGATGCCCGGCCCGCGGCTCAAAATAGTAATCCTTGCCGTCAATTACATGCCAATTGGTCAGAGCGTATCCGTCAGGATTGAAATAATACTTGTGATGGTTTATAATCTGCCAACACTCCTTGTAATACTCTGTGGTGCTGTATGCATACCACCAGCCATTATTATCATGGTGCCAGCCCACCTCATACTCCGGCCGCTCTACCAGCGACCAGTCAGGACGTCCATATCCGTCAATCCTGCTGTTATCTAAGCTGTACTCCTTACAGCATACTGCTCCGCCATTGGCAACCACCTCGCTGCCGTCACTGGTGTTGCCCTCAATGGTCCTAACCTTGGTCATAGTGACCTCATAGACGATGCCTGTATGACAGATGCGCTGGGAGTTTTTAAAAAATATCTGGTCCCCCGGCTGTGGGCTATCCTTGTGATACTGTCCCTTGATTTTATAATACTGAGCCGACGTAGGGGTGTAGGCGGAGAATCCACCACCCAGAAGCTGCTGCGCCGCTACCCGGCCAAAAGCCTGCACAAAGCACCAGTCCACAAACATGTCACACCACGGCTGCCCCTGGAGAGATGGGTACAGGTCCCTGGCATACTTTGTATAATTGCTGCTGCCAGCATTCGCGGTCTTGCTGTCAAGTTGGATGTTACTACGTTTCTCCAGATATCCAATCTCATTCTTTGCAACATTCAGTAATTTATCTATTGATTTCATAAAGCCTCCAATCAAAAAAATAAGGCCCGGGACTATTCCCAGGCCATGATAAGTTGCGATATCGCAACAAATTACTGTCTACCCTCTATGAGCTGTTTAAACGCCTGGTGCAGGCCCGTACTTGCCAGCCCGCTAAAGGCCCCGGCCAAGATGATATCCGGGCTTACCCCGCCCATAATCCAGATGTTAAGGGCCGCGCCCAGCAGGGCCACCATGGTGGGGATGTATTTGTTATCCAGGTCTTTCACCCACTTTTTGGCTATGTAGCCTGTAATCAGGCAAATTCCCACAATGACCACCACTGTGTAATTGCTAAAAAACGATAAATCCATACTCTATACCTCTCTTTCTGCCGGTTCTTCCGGCATCTTCATAAGCTTGTCTTTCAGTTCTGTTGCCACATCATTACCGCCCAGGACATGGTATGCGTCATACATCCGCTTAACATTCTCTTTACCATATATCGGGCAAAATGTCTTATCCTGATAATGATTGTAGGCCTGTATGATACGGTCCCTCAAAAGTGCCTGCATACCATCATGGAGGGCCGCTGTCTTTACGGATTCCTCTTTTTGTCTTTTGAGTATCTGCCGGTACCCAAATCCTAAAAGGGTGGAGATGGCTACAAACAACCATTCCACCCAATGAACACTTATGTATTGTGCTATCACACCCATGATGTCTCCTTACTTTGTGTAGTCCTCTCCGGTAATCTCCTTGTAGTCCGCCTCGGACAGTTTACCCGCGGCCACCAGGGCCTTAAGCCGGTCAATGTCCCATAATCTCGGGTAATACTTCTGCGCCAGTCCTTTTACATCCATGGTCTCACCTCCTATAAGTCTGTCCCGGTCATCACAGCCAGGAAATCAATGTCAGCCCTGTTATGCTCCGCCGCGGCCTCTACACCTGGCTGAGATAGCGTTAGGAACGCCACACGGCCATATACAGCCTCCGCAGTGACGGCTCCGTCCTCTCCGTACTGCTCCGGGGTAATGAGATAGTCGTCATCAATACTCTTTGGATTATCCAGCACCGTATAATCATCATACACGGCCAGGGTGCTGCCATCCTCATTGACAGTCTTAATCTGCTCCGTGGCTGCAGCATTCGCAAACACGGTCACGATGTCCTCCAAGGGTTCCTCCGCCTGGAAGATAAGCTGCAGAGCGCGGGGCGTGGAGGACGTGCCGCCGATGACCAGCGGGTACTCCTTCCCGTTTTTCAATACAATTTTTTCATTCATATATTTTCCTTTCCGCCTGGCCGGACATGCCGGACGCCAGGCAATAAAATAAGTCCCTGGTTTAGGGACCTAATTTGCAGGTTACGATTCATTTTTTCTTATCACAAATAGCAATTTAGAGGAACTTAGTGAAAATACCCAAGCCGGTACAAAAACTGGTATTAGCGCAAAGGGAAACAGCGTTGTGGAATACGATATTATGTTTGATAAAAGATTCCCTAAAATCCCTGAAGTTGTTGCAACTCTTCATTCTGGCACAACAAACCCTAATTATGGATATTTAGCACCGATAGTATGGGATGTAACAACAACCGGATTTAAATTAAGAATCGCAAATGCATACTCTGAGACTTTTGCCCCAGACGTTACATGGATTGCTGTTGTAAAATGATTATTTATAATACTTTCGGAAAAATTGCAATTGTCAAAGAATAGCTGTCCACATTACATATGGCGCTGGTGTGTAGTCAGTATTGTTATAATATCGTATCGTAAAACCTTTTGATGTTATATTTATAGCGGAAGGTGACATGCTCCCATATTTTACACTCTCAGATTTACTTCCGTCAGTTAATTGTATAGATGGAGTAGAATCAAATACCTTCGTAAATGTAATATTTATGTCTGCATATGTATTTGCATTTATCTTTGTAAAAGTTGTATTGCCACATTCAATTATCTTTGGTAAATTCACTAAATTGCTATCTATGCTATCTTTTACCTGCTTAAGGTACGCGCTGGATGGGACCTTATTTGTAGCTGTGGACTCCACCTGCACAATATCCGTCTTTGCTACATAATCCGCCAGTTTCAGCATAAGGGCATCATTAGTCACAGCTTTATTGATAATAAAATCCCCTACCTTATCAAGGAAGGTCTGCAAGATAGTTTTTTTATTCTTCGTCCCGTCAATGATTCCCGATGTGTCTATAACGGTAATAGCATCAGCTGACGCCTCTGTGAATCCCTTGGCCATATACCGCCAGTTTGCACCGTCTGCCGGCGTGACTCCATGCAGGTTATCCTTTAACGCCACATAGGTACTACCCTCATGGTACACCGTATTGTACTTATTATACGTGGCATCCGCGCTGTATACCCCCTTGTCTGCGTAGCCAACATTTCCTAACTTTGTATATCCTTCTGGTGCTGCCATAATATCCTCCTTATGCTACGATTTTCCAGTACAGTATCGCGTCAGCCACAACAAAATCAACTCCGGCCCCGCCTTTTTGATAAAGAGCTCCGGTCTCTATATCCAGATAAAAGTCAGGAGCTGTAATCTGCGAATACTGACTAGCCCTGTCAGCTTCATCCTTTGCCCTGTCAGCCTGGGTCTTAGATTGCTGGCTGTGATACTCGCTGTTATTTGTATCCTCCCCTGGCCTTGTTCCGGTTCCTCCATGGGCCCAACTTTCTGACAGCAGGGCAGATTCGTCTGCTTCTTCTTTTGCGGTCTCTGCCAGCTGCCGCTGCTCCGTGGTTTCCGCCAACTTCGTATCTGCATACTGCTTATATTCCTCTGTAATCTCATTGGCATGGTCAACGGCGCCCTGCGCTTCCTGCCGGACCAACTGGACATCCTTGGCCGCCTGGTCAACAGTTTCACCTTTCTCAACCAGATAATCCACGGCGCCGTTCATCTGGTTTTGCAGCTCTGTCAATGCCTCCACATTAGCAGACCTGACCTGCCGTCCATATCTGGCATTCTTCCAGTCCTGTATCTGCTGATTTATGTCAATATGTACGGGCTGTGCTGCCATAACAATCACCTTCCTTTCGGCATACAAAAAGAGCGGGGACATTGCCTCGCTCTCGTCAATCCATATCAAATTCTATTCATGGCTAGTGCAGTCTGGAATGTACTGCGTTTCCAGATAGGTAATAAACTCAGGGTCCGTACAAGTCACTAGGCCGTCTGCAGCAGTCTTATGGCCGTTCCAATAATCATACCCTTCCACCAGTTCGCCGTACCCATTAAAGGCATATAATACGCCATCAATCTTGGTGATATCCACCGGAATGGTATAATCATCAAACTGGAAAGACCAGATTCCATCTTCTGACTGACTCCATTTACCGGAATAAGTCTCGCGTTTCCCTCCGTCGTCCTTTATGCCGTGGCCTCCACCAATCATGCCATAATTAAACGATTCTTGAAGATACGCTCTTCTATCATTGGCTCTTTTCCCAGGCTGAAAACGTGCCACTATTTCATCACTTATCCATGTCCACTTATAATCAAGCGTTCTATCAGCATTTCTTTTTTCATTTGTTGGATTTGGAATGATCAAGGTTGGCTCATTTGGGTCATTTGGATTATTATATTCAATCTCCATCGCGAACACATTAAAAGTAAAAACCAATGACAATAATGTGGCTATAAGAATACTAATTTTCTTCATATAAATCCCTCCTATAGTTGCATTATACATTAGAGATACTTTTAATTCAACACCCCTTTCTATGATTTAGCTTCAAGTCTTTCTATTCTATTCCAGAGTTCAATTATATTAGTAGATACTGACCCCCATTGCCCCCCATACTCACTTACCAGCGTATTTAATGTAATATCTCTTGTTGTTATAGCACTATAACTTACTCTTGTAGTCATCCCATTATAACTTAATTGCATTGCTGGACCGTTCATATATGGGAATGCAGGAGTAAAAATCTCAATCGTATTGTCCCTGCTATAAAATGCTCCAGTTCCATTACTAGACACCCCAAAATCTCCTATCCAGGTATAACTTGGAGTAATCAAAGTATTCCCAATAGCAATCTGACCGGAGTTGATTGCCACGGCTCCGTCATCATCCACATAAAAAGTCCCGTTGCCTATGTCAATCGTACCGCTAATGATATCAGAACCAATTATGGTGCTGCCTTGAATCACTCCCAGCAGGACGTGCAGTCCTGTATTGTCCCAGCTTCCAATCTCGTTACCGTTGGCGTTTTTGACCACAATCTTTCCATCCTTGGCAAGGCCATACCCGCCTACCTCCAGGATTCCGCCACGAATGCGGTCCGCCAGCATCTGGCCGGCAGTGATAAAATCAGCCAACAGGTTCCCGTCAATGGTCCAGGCGTTACGATAAGGTCCGTTGATACCGGACGTTGAAAAACCGATGCCATTCTGGTTTATCTGGATGATATTTGTTGCGGTCTCTTTATCCGGTGTATTCATAACCAGGATACGCCAGGGATGCATTTTCTTGCCTGTAACCGGGTCTTGACTATCAAGGACCACATAACCTCCCAGCCCTCCTGTGATAAGATTTGTTGCATTGGCAATCTTCCGGGCCAGTTCTTCATATGTTTTTGCCTCGGACTCCTGTACGGCTTTTGAAATACTTACCTGCTTATTCACGGTGGCGCCTGTAAAGCTGCTCACTGTGGTCCCAAGGGATATGCTGCCCTTTGCCGGGTCATCCAGGTACATGTCAAGCTGAGCCAGTAACAGGTCCTTGCTGACTCCGTGAGGCTTGCTGATAGCCGTTGTGTAATATCCGACCCGGAAGCGCCGGATGTCTACCCCAGTATAGTTCAGGTCTACGGCTGATACCTTAAGCGTATCCGGTATCCCGGACACCTCCTTCAGGTATTCTTTGGCCTTTTCCAGGAGCCTTGCGGGGTCTGTGATGTCTGGCCATTGGAACGTCCCCCATATCTTCCCGTATTCATCCAGCACGGCCTGCTCCGCTGTGATATAATCCTTCCCGTCATTAACCGATGTAATATCGACCGTGCCTGTCTGCGTCTCCCCAAGCTCGTCTTGGTATTCCACATCCCCTCCGTAGGGTATCATACATGTTACCACATTAGTAGCATCCTGATACTTTGTTAGGTCCAGGAGATTGACGCCAAAACGTATCTGCTGTTCATTCTTACCGCCATAGTCGTAGGTGTAATTAAGATACTTCTTGCCGTCCCTGTATTCAACCCATATGTATCCACCATGGACGTCTATCAGCTGCGCTTTCAGCGTGTTCCAGGTATTGTCAATCTTAGCGGACTCCCGCTTAAGTTCATTGTTTTCATCGGCCACATTCACCCGGCCAAGGACAAACTGTTTCCGCTCCTCCACCTGCCCATTATGATTTTCTACCATCTGGGCGAGGAAATCATGGATGTTTCCACTCAAAGAAAAGGGGCGCTGTGCGCTGTCAATGAGATAGGCCAGGCTTCCCTCGCATACCACATCTTTTGTATTATGAAAATCCGACTCATCCGACAGCACGCGTCCCTCATATATCAATATCCCATCCTCCATTACCTGGATGGATGACTTCATCTTCTTTAAGGTGTTGGAATACATATGACTGGAAGGAATGCGGAATGTAAGAGCTCCTGTCTTGTTGAGGGTAAGGGTAAGACGAGGCTCAATCACTCGCAGGTTCCTGTCCCGCTGGTCATGCAGGCAGTACGTTCTGCCGTCAATCACATTGTTGATTTTATACATTACAGGCTTCCTCCCCTGTAGCTTACAGTCACGATACCATGTCCCGTGAATGTCATCACATGCTCTCCATCCTTTATCTCAATATCCGGCAGATAGTTTTCTCCCGCTTTCAGGTCAAACCTTTCACCCTCGAATTCCACCTGCATATCGGATGATACTGTAATTCTTGGCACCACCGGCATGGGTGAGCCTATAACAGTAAGCACAAGCGTCCCGTCCACGTTTTGGTTCCCATATTCCTTTATTACTCCTTCCTCAAAATCGAATGGGTCCCACAACCAGTCCTCATCCGTGGCCGTAAGCTCATATTTATATGGGTCACATTCAAATTTCAGTGTCACCAGGCTGAATGCCCGGTTCTTCTTTTCATATTCACAGGTCCCGCGCCCCAGGTAATAAAACCCATTGTCCCAGTCCAGAACAATCTTCCGTTTCTTTCCATGCAGGTAGTTACTGAGCTGGCTCATACGTCCAGCCCAGTCATAATAGCTCCGGTCCTCTATGTCACATTCAATCGTAATCTTGCGGTCCTCATACCGGGTGCCGAAGTAATCCGTCATATCAAGGTAGCCATCCGCTCCCGGTATGTCAATCTTACTCTCCTTTACCGATGGGAACCCTATATTGATGGACTTAATCCGAAGGCCAAAATCATCATAGGTATGCTTCTCCTCATCAAAGGTGATTCCTAAATATTTCATTCCATATCCCTTCCTTCCATCCTTCCACGGTTCCCCAGGTTGTCATTCACAGGTTCAGACACAATGCTTCCCACATTCTTCCCGTCCATATTGACGGATACACCGTCCATAGCATTTGCCATTTCCTGTCCCATCCTGCGGTAATCCACAGCATATCCCGGACCGTATCCTTCATTCCCATAGGTGCTCGCGGGGAGGCTGGATGTACCAGTCACAGCTCCAACACCAGCCAGTGCTGCATTGATGCCTCCATTCCCCATCATGGCGCCTGCGGCCGCCTGCATTGCATTGGCAACCACGGCCTGTACCGCTGCCTGCAGCTGGCCGGACATGGACCGGATGCCCTCTATCATACTGATGATGGACTGTTTCCCCACATCCGACATACTGGACGGAAGCGTATCCACGGAGCCGAGTACATTCCGGGCAATAGCCTTGAACTGTTCCAGGTTCTCGGTGGAGCCGGATGCGTCCTTGATGGACCCTGCCATAGCAGAAACAAGAGCCACCGCATTCTGAGCCGCCGTCAACTTCATAGTCTCCAATGGCTGGTTGAGAGCCACACCAAGCTCTGTCATGGAAGATACATATTCCTGCTGGTATTTTGCCAGTTCTGCCGATGTCTCCCGCTGCATCTGTGCAATCTGCTTGGATATCTCCCCACGCATTGGCTCCATTTCTGCCACCGCTTCCTGGCGTGCAATGCGATTTTTAGCTTTGAACAGGCTCACATATTCATCCAGCTGGTCGTCACTCATTTCCGTCATAAGCTGGATTTCAGCTGCTGCTTTTGGTCCAAGCTCCTGCAATTCCTCCAGAAGGTCGTCGCCAATCCCACGGCGTTCCAGGTCCCTCAGATTCTTGCGCCACTGCTTCAACCCGTCCACCTGTGATTGCAAGTTATTAAGCAGGTCATCCGCTGTCAGGTCCGTACTGGAATCAAATGCATCGAACAACCCATACGCTGACTTAATCTGGTCTGCCCGCTGGTTGACGGCATCCTTGTACTGGTTATTGAGGTCCTTAATTCTGTCGTTCAGGTCCTTGTACGCATTCGCAACCTTGTCCGTATAGTTCTCTTCCGCTTCCAGCATCCTGTCATTCAGGTCTTTCTTGGCAGACAGGTATTCCTTATCGGCGTCAATCCTGGCCTGTGTGCCTTCTTTTGTCTGTTTGCGTACCTCGTCCCAGTATCCGGCCTCATCCGCAAGGGTAAGTCGGTTATAAACCTTATGGTTTTCCAGCTTCTTCTTGGCTGCTTCCAGCGTGGCCTGTGCAACTTCCTCCGCGCTCTTCTTGGCATATTTCTTATTGGACCGGATTCCCTCAGCGATACCAAGGGATATATTGCGTCCAACCTCGTCCCGAAACACACGCGACGGAGAATGGATGCCTAACAGGCTCTTAAGACCATCCAAGGCCGCCTCACCCACACTCTTAGCAGCGTCAATGATGGTCCCAATGGAGTTTTTAAGGCCATTTGCAATTCCGCTTACGATGTCTTTACCAATCTGTATCCAGTCAAATTCTAAAAACTTAGCTTTGACACTGGTAAATACCTGCGGCAGTTTTCCGACCAGCTCCGGGATGGCCTGTATGATTCCGGCTGCAAGTTCGCCCAGTAATTCAATTCCCTTCTGCAGGATTTCCGGGAGGTGGCTTGCAATTGTAGCGATTATCTGTATCAGTGCCTCGGCGGCGGCACCGATAACGGCTGGGAGATTTGACAGGATGCCCTGAGCCAGCTGTCCAATGAGCTTGATTCCGGTCTCCAGGATTTGCGGCAGGATTCCAAGAATTACATTATATAACTTGCTTATGATATTTCCGGCATTCGTTATCAGGGATGGGGCCTTGCTTAATAACCCCTGTGTAAACTGATTAATTGCATTGGCGCCCTGTTGCAACAACTGCGGCAGCCTTGTGCTGATTACGGATGTAAACTGATTGAACAGATTTACAGCCTGCGTCTGCAGCGTTGGCGCATTGTTCAGCAATCCCTGGACAATGCCCTCAATAATAGACCATCCAAGCGACAACAGGGATGGGACCAACATGATGATGCCCTGAACGATGGCAATAAGCAGGGAACCTCCCGCCTCCAACAATTGGGGCATATTTTCATTTAGGCCCTGTATCAACGTATCAACAAAGGATACGGCAAGTTCAATAAGGGCAGGCAGCTGCTCAACAAGTCCTGTCGCAATATCCGTCACAAGACCTGCGCCCATTTGAATAAATTGGTCTGCACTGCCTTCAAATTCCTGCCACAGTTCCTCGACCACCATCGGCACTGTTTCTGCTAGCCTTGGGATAATTTCTCCCAGGTTCTTCCCTACATTTCGGGCGACTGTGGCAACCGCGTCCGCCAGCTCTTTAGCAGTTCCAGAACCATTCAAAAAGTTGTCAAAGGCTGCCTTTGCGGCGTTCATGGACCCTTCGATGGTAGTAGAGGCTTCCTTGGCCGTTGTGCCGGTTATATCAAGCTCACCCTGGATTACATGGATGGCAGAGTATACGTCATTCAGATTGCTGATGTCATATTTCACGCCAGATATTTTGGTGGCATCCGCAAGGAGGCGGTTCATTTCCTCCTTTGTTCCGCCATAACCCAGTTTCAGATTATCCAGCATCGTATAATTCTGCTTTGCGAATCCCTGATATGCATTTTGGATGGACGTCATGTCTGTACCCATCTTATTGGCGTTATCAGACATGTCCACCATTGCCATATCGGCTATCTTTGCCGCTTCTGCCGTGTCCCCGGCCACGCTCTGTAATAGTGATGCGGAAAAACTGGTGACACTTTGCATGTACTCATTGGCTGACAACCCCGCAGTCTTATAGGCATTGTTTGCATTCTCTATGACTGTCTTGGCATTTTCCTTGAAAAGCGTTTCCACGCCGCCCACATTCTGTTCCAGGCTGGCTACAGAACCTAATGCAGCCTTCGACATACCGGCAAAAGCAGCAGTGATTCCAGCGACTGAGGCTCCCAGGACCGCCAGTCCCCCCTTGGCTATCCCGCCAAGTTTGCTGATACCGCTTGAAAATCCCTTTTCGTCAACCCTTGTATCAAAATTCAGATGGCCGTCGGCCTCAAATAATTGTAAGTCAAAATGAGCCATACTACTCCTTTCGCAGTAGCACGGCTCATTGGCTCACAGATGCTAAATCCTTATTTCAAATTCCTTTCTGCACTCCTTACATTTCACATATACCCCATTGCTATGGGCTGTGTTGTCGTATAACACCGCATTTTTCCCACAATGAGGGCATCGGTACCACTTGCGCAGCAATGGAGGCTTTTCAATCTTTTTCATCATCCAAACATATCCCCTATCTCATAATCAGATGGAGCTGGCTGCGGGATGGCAATGGCCCTCTGTATCCGCTGTATCCGCTGGCGTTCCTTCACATCCTTGATATCAGCTGTGTTTGTGTTCCGGTACATTACCCGCTGCTTAAACTCTGTACCAGACGACAGGCCGTCCAAAAGGATACGAAACTTCCACCAGTGCATGTCTGTTTCCGTGAGGTCAATCTTATAGTCCTGCCGGAACCCTGATATGATGTATTTTGCATCGAACGCAAAATCATACAGCGGCTTTGGTATCACCGGCTCTAATTCCTCGTCTGCGCCCTCTGGTTCACCGCCCGTCTCTATCGTGCACTCATCCATACGAAAAAAACTCATAAGTGGCTCATGGGCATCCCCCCATTGCCAGTGTGGTATGTTTTCCAGATACATCTCCATCATGAGAGTCATCTTCTCATCCTGGCTGAGTCCGTCACATCTTATCATATCAATGAACCGCAGCCAGTCCTTGAAATCAGTCACAATTTCACGTTCCACGCCATACAGATTGACCGATTCAGGATAGGCTTCATAAAGCAAGTTCATGCTCATGCACGCTGTCCCCCATTCCAGTTCTTATTCCTCTGTTGGTTGTTCCGTCGCTGCTGGCGGTTTTGCCGTGGGGCATATCGGCTCATCAGCTGCCCTCTCTGCTGGACAGCCTCCTCATTGCAACGCATACAGGCTCCCATAAAAGCAGCGTAGGCAAGGTCACACATACCTGCGTTCATCTTTCCATCAAATAATCTCTTTGCTGTTCCGGCGCCGTATATGTCATCAAACAGGTTATGAAAGAGGCCGCAGTATCCGCGTATCAGTTCACTGTTGTTTCCGGCCTTCTGCACCTTCTTTTCATCCTGCCCCATCCGTTCAAATGCCTTTTCATACTTTTCAGCAAAATCAGCGTCCTGCAGGTCTACCTCAAACTCAATGTTGTTATAACTCCACTTCTGGCTCATAGGCTCACTCCTTTATTCTTATGTTCCCGGAGCAGGGTCTGGTGCGCTGCCCTCAGTAAATGTCACTGTCTGCCACTTATCAGCAGATGTCGCTGTTCCCAGCACGGCCTCTCCTGCGGCGCGGAAGTTTCCGGAATAAATCAAGGCATCCGTTCCGTCGCCGGTTGTATCTGGTATAACGCTGTAAGCACGTTTTCGTGCCACTTTTGCGTCCCCATCTGTAAACAGGTCCACCGTCACGATTTCCACGGTCGCATCGGAACCAGTGTACTCGTTGTCCGTGATTTCGGCCAGCTTCTCATGTACTGAGTATGGGCTGTGCCGGTCAAAACTGTACCCTATCTGGGTCGCATAGCCCACCACGTCCGACCGTTCGGTGTCCTCATCCACATACTGTCTGGAATACTCTTTTGCGCTCTTGGATTCCGACATGGACGAGAACCCCTGCATTCTTATAAATTTAGGTTCTGCGGTTGTCCCCACATTCAGGAACGAAACCCGCTTGGAACGCTTAATCAGCTTACCATCGTTTAGCTTATCTGCATTTGCCATATAATCATCTCCTTATTCGTACAATAACCTGAGCTGTACCTGATACTTTGCCAGGTCTGCATCAGACCCAAACAGGTAATAGCTCGACATCAACGTGTTTGATATCACCTGACGTCCCTCCAGCATAGGCAGGATACCTTCATCATCCTGTCTTTCTACCCAGTCAGCCAGATTCTGATAAAAAAATGAATTGTCTATCATGGTCCGGGCATCCCCGTCATAGGCCTCCTTGGAGGTAAAAGAGTATTGGAACTGGTATATCTTTCCTCCATCAACATACTCCTTATAAACAGGTTCTGCCGGGATTGGGTCGAGGCTGTATGACCGGCTGTCTGGCAGGTAATCAATATTAAACTCTCCATCCCTTAGGTATGGGCAGCTCATGAAATATTGTCTCAGAGCTGCAATCACTGACTCATTATTTATTGTTTGCGGCAATCCTGTTTGCTCCCTTCTGTATGGTTTCTGCCTTGGATGTTTTCATCCTCTCAAACCACAATCGTCCCCGGTTCCCACCATCCCCTTTGCCTTCATAGTACTGTTTCCTTGCATAAGGGGCCAGGTACTCAATCTTTCCACTCCCGATAACCGTTCCCAGGGTTGCGGACTTTATCATATATCCTGTGAGCCTCGATGTAAGCGGGTCCATATACCGTAGGCACTCGGAATCAACAAAGGCCTGCGCGTTGGAAAAAGCCTCTGACTTTTCCCTTGCAAAACCAGGATTCCACTCCAGTCGGGCGGTGACGGTTCCGCCTTTCCCCTTTGTCTGGTACACGCTTCCCCGCGGGGTCGCGATTTGGAATACGCGTTTCTGTGCCATCACACACCTCCCACACGCCAATGTTTCAGACCACCCTGACGGTTATCTGACCATGATGTAACCTTAAATGCAGTCCGGCTCTCTTTCTGCAGGTCTGCCGGCTTTTCAATATCTGGCCCAATTCCCCTGACAATGTAATCATCGTTTTTCAGTGTCCATGTTCCATCGGCCCCTGCATATTCATCCGGTGGAACATATTGACTGCCACCAAAATCAGCACGAACCGGTATCCTCACCTTATAGGCATCAGCAGAAACAAGTCCGCCATCTGTCAAGCTGACCTTGTTATCCGCATAGAACCACACCCCCTTTATCATGGTACGGTGCCAGACCCGCATCCGGCTTCCAGGGTCAAGGAAAGAATTATAGACTGTTATGTCTGCATTCGTGAGCATGTCCGCACCCCACTTTCCTCTTAAGCCAGCCAGTAGGAAGCAGATACATATACACAGCATCGTAAGCTTTCCGCCTGACAGCATTTTCCGCTGTCTGCCCATCCTCTTGCTCCACCACATATGATACGGAATAGCCGTCATTGTTTTCAGACCGGACTGGTCCTGCCTTTCCTTCCGCCTTTCTCTGTTCCTGCTCCTGTTCTGTCATATAATACACGTCTGCTGCTGCGCATACTGCATCCTTTACCATGTCATTTGGTATGGCAAATATGTCACCATTCAGATGGGTAAGGTATCGGATGTACGCTTCTGCCCTGCGCTCAGATGCCGGGAAGGCATCTTCCGGCATTTTCCCACCATGCTCAATCTGATAATATTTGTAATCCACATACATCCGTGACCACCCTCCTTATTCTGTTGGTGTTCCAGCCTTCAAGATAGCAAATGGGCATCTTTTGGTCTTATCCGTTTTCATGGAGTTAATCGGATTAGGGATTTCCCATCCAAGTCTCATGACTGCCCTTAACGCCACCATGTCATTCTGCATCAGGTTGTACGCAATGGAGCCGTCTGTATTCTGAACAACGCCCTCCGTGAACAGCTTAAAGGTGATGTCCTGACGGATTGCATATACCAACTGGCTGAAATCACCAGATATCATCAACGCCTTTGATTTGTCAAAGGCGCCGTTGTTGGGGAAGTTCATCGGGCTGCCATCCAGTGAATAAGTGGTTCCGTTCTGCATGTCGCTCTTAAATATCGGGTTCCCCGTCGTATCCTTCAGGCCTCTCAGTTTAGCGCGCATGGAGATATCAGCCATGTGTCCGTTGACGAAATACCCGGATTCCTCAATCTTGGCAATAATGCCTTCCTCCGCCATAATTTTATCATACAGGTCATCCCCGGTTGCAAGCGTCACGACGGAACCGGCCTTAGTGGCAGTCGTCACAACACCGTCCCTCCATGTGGATGGCTTATCCAAGTCAAACAGAACCGCACCGTCAATCACCTTGCCGAAGGCCTCAATTACCCTCGGCTTGACCTCTCCCCAGATGTCATAGTCAGAATCATCCAGGACGGCCTCAGGGATTGGTACAATAACCGCAATCTCCTCCGCTGTGATAAACTTCTTATCCCAGGCCTGCTTCGTGGTCTTTTTCGCCCCGGTATCCCCGTTGACAAAGTAGGCAATCGGGAGCATGTCAAGCACCGGCATCTTATACGTCTTGCTGGACATGTTCGGCAGTTTCCTTCCTCTCTGCAGGACTGCGGACTGTGTCACCACGCCCTGGATAATCTCCCGCGCATTCTCCTCAGGTATGAGTGATGCCGCGCCAGTCCTGTCAATAATCTGCGCGTCGCCTTCAAAAAGCTGTATATCAAATTTTCTATGTCTCATAATTCCTCCTTATCTTCTTGCTGCCATACGGATGGCGTTGTTGATAGAATCGTTCGTGTTCTGGGCGCTCCCCGCTCCACCCGCCTGTGCGGAAGTCGTTACGCGGTAACTGCCCTGACCTGTGAATCGTGGGTTATCTTTCAGAAATTTCTCAGCCGCCTTTGTGAAATCTGTTTTATCATCCACCAGCTTACCAACCTTGAACAGCACATAGTCCAGGTCATCCGGCTTTACTCCCTTATCCCGCAGCAGGTTGGAATTCTTCACCTGTTCCAGTTCCTTTAATGCATTGTCCCTTTCCTGCTCAATAGCGGACAGATTTGGTTTCTGCTTCTCCTTGTTTGTCTTATAATCAGCAAGGGCCGCCTTGACCTCATCCTCGGTCATACCCTGCTGCTGGAAATAAGATTTAAGGGCTGCCTGCTCCGCACGATGCGCCCTTGCATTGGCTATCTCCTCCGCCTGCTCAAAACTATAGGTTCCCTTGTTTCCCTCATCACCGGCATTATTCCCCTGGTTTCCCTCAGAGCCGCTTCCGCCGCCGTCCTCGAAAAGCTGTAAATCAAATAATCTCTTTTTCATGTTTAACCTCCGTTTTTAGTGCGTGAACTGTTCCGATGCTTTTTTGTCATCACGTTTTGGACATAATAAAAGCACCCCTTATGAGATGCTATATAAATCGTATACAATTATATTGCGCATTGATATGGCACAATCCCAAGAACCATGTATCAATCAATGCCTTGCCTGTATCATTCAGCTTTTGCCATTTTACTGATACATTGCCGCTTTCCACGGTCTCAGTCAGCCGGATACCCGCTATCTCCCGCAGGCCCTCAATCATAGTCAACGTGATGGCCGATACGGCGGCACACACGATTGACTGGCCTCTCCGGCCATATCCGGCATGTCCTGATAATGACAGGCCATCTCGCCTTACCTTTACTTCAATCACCTGGCAGTCCTCCTTCCTGGCGCAACCCTTCCTTGCAAATCATAATAGATTCTTTCCCGTTGTTCCTGTAATCCCATCCGCTCACAAAACGCCTTGTATTCATCCAGTTGGGCCTGGTACTTGCAACGCGCCAGCATGATATCATCCTGAGATGCGCCGGCCTGCTGTAATAGCTTTACTTTCTGGCGCTGTGCCCTCATGTTGGTTTCCAGATACCGCTGACGCTGCGTGGCTTCATAAAGAGTATATTCTTTCCCTTTGAATACTTTTTGTCTATCCTCCTTGCGGTTCTGTTCTGCAAGCCACTTATCGCTAAACTGACGTTCAGATATACCTGGAATGAACGGATAATACTCATGGTAACAGTTTGCACCCTGCAGGCCGGTTACAGTCCCAAGACCACACACTGTTACCAGTTCCCGATAGCTCCAAACCTTTCCCTGCCATGTCCGATGGGACGGCCTTGCACCAGCGTGCCAGTCAATCTCAAAATACTCCGTGTGGAGCTTCTGTGCATTCGTTTGTGATATATGGCCAGTCAGCTGTGATAATCCTGTCATGATGGCCCTGCGTGCTGCCACGTCACACCGGCTGGAATATCCACTGGCATAATCTACAGTGCGCAGTCCTGAGTTAGTCATCTGGCCTACCACACGGCGGATAACCGTATTGTAATCAAAGGCGCCGGAAGTGATTTCCACAATGGCATTATCCAGATACTGATTATAGTAATCCGATAACGGGGAAAATACCTTCCTGCCTCCGCCCATATCCACCATGAATCCCATGGACCGGGTGATGTTATACAGTTCATCATTGGACTGCTGTATGAGGCCATTCACAAGCTGCTGTAGCTGCTCATTCTGTTCATATGGGATAAATTCCTCATTGACCTGCTCATAAAGCTCTCTTGACCGGGTGTATTGCTTCTCAACCACTTCGTCGTAGAGTTTAAATGTCTCTGGGTAGTCATCACCCACAGCGCTCTTAACAATGTCCTCTATGTCTTTGGTGCTGTTTCCAAGGATATAATACCGGTTCAACTGGTAATCTGCGGAAGAGGTTATCTGTCCTGTTTTCTTAATCCGCCGCACCACGTCCTCCATGATACGGTTCTCCAGGTTACGAAACTTCCGTTCCACGCCTACCGTCATGTGGCTCTCATAAGACCGGTTCATTTTATGGTATCACCCCTGTCTGCTCCGGTATCCTGGCGGCAGCCTTCTCCTCCGTCTCTCCGTACCACTTCGCGCGGTATTCTGAGAGGGACATTACCCCCATGGACACATCCTTCCTGTCCTCATTGCGCTCTGTCTGTTTATCCTCAATGATGGAATCATCAAAGTCAATCGTGATATCCGTATCCTCATTAAGCCCTGCCACCCTTGATGCAATCCCCAGGCGGATAATAATGCGGATAAGCTCTTTCAATACCTCATCCAGTATAAGCTCATGCTTCTGGACGGACCGGTACATGTCACTGTTCTCGGATATGACCTGCGTCGCGGTCTGGGCACTCCCATTTACAAAACGGTATCGTTGAGTACCGAAACCGCATTTAACGGACAGGTAATTAAGGTCGTCGTCTATGGCCTTGCTATGGGCATCCACACGCAGTTCCATGTTGACTTCTTTAATGGCCTCGTTGGTGTCCTTAAGATAATCCTCCGGCAGCCGGTAAAATACTGTATCACTGGTATCAAATGTAGGATTCCCGTATTTATCGTCCAACAGCTCCGGGGCTACAAATATACGTTTCCGTCCCAGGTCAAACTCGTTTGCGTAAGAATCATAGGTCAGGTCAATCTTTCGCAGGGTGTCAACCGCATTGGCAAACAACGCAACCCCCATAGGATTACTGTCATCCTCGTCTGCATTATTGACAATGTTCAGACGGTCAACCACGAACTGTGGTTTATCAGAACCCGTCTCAATCCGTTCAGCGAGGCCAGAAAACACCGGGAGCTGTGACCATTCATCTTTTGTAAGCTCCTTTCCTGCTCCGGTCGTGCACTCCACCACAGTATTCTCAATCACATAAAAGCCATCTTCCAAACGATGGAATTGAATCTGTGCGTATTTCTTTCTCCGGCAGGTCTTTGGGAATACAAAAGCACACTCCATCACTTTCCCATTCTCCCAGGATAACGGAAAGATGTTCGGTGCCTCCAGATAGTTAATTTTCACTATACCATTCAGGATGTTCCCCTGGTCATCCACCTCCGCGTCAGCCAGATAGGGCACATACGCAACCGTTCCTTTGGCCGCCTTGCGTTCCTGGTATTCATTCCCCTTGGTCATGAAATTATTCTGTCTCAGGACATCCTGCACAAAAGCATCTGTCGTAGCATCCCCTATGGTAATCTTGACACGCTCATTCAGCAGCAGGTCAGCCATGTCCTCACATACCTTCTTTGCCATTCCCAGGCTGTGCCGCCGGCATCTCGTCCAGGTCCCCTGCCCTCCATATACGCGGTAGAAATGAAACTTTCTAACATTACTCCGGTACCAGCTGTCCCATTCCGCAATCTTGCGATAGAATGAGGCGTCAACCGTATCAATATCTTTTTTCTTGAAATACTCAAATATATTCATCCTCATCCTCCTCGTCCAATGGGTTCCTAACTGTTTCATCGTACTCTTTTGCTGGTAAATAGGGTTTTAATTTACTCCACATTCCCATGACCAGATAACGTATAGCGTCCATACAATGGTCGTCCACTTTAACAGGTTCTTCCTTCCCGCGTTCGATTGACTTCTTGTCATACTCATAGGTCCCGAATTCATCAATTGCATTCTGCTGCCGTGGCGATACGGTCAACATGTCAAACACCAGGAGCAGCTGTACGCGGGAAATACCAGGTTTTACATCGTTTTCCGCCTTCCGCGTCAATATAGTGTAATCGCAGTCACGGGCCTCCCTTTTGATTTCCTCGGCCAGTCCCGTTGCTGATGGGTCCAGGTATAAATAAAAATAACTGCAGGCATACGTCTCATGCAGTTGGTCCGTGAACGTAATGAAATCCTTTGCGTATACGGAAGGGCTTTTTTGTTTTCCCGATTCCCGGCCGGAATGGAAATACTCATCCAGACCTGTAAGCCTGTGCTCATATTCATCCAGGCCAAATGCCTGGAAGGTGGTGGCATTCTGCTGCCCGTAGTCGCCACCAATACCAATAACCCTGTAATGACCTTTTTCTGGTTTGACCTTATGTCGGTCGGAGAACATGTAATAGATAACCTCATCCACACCTATGCTCTGTCCCAGCCAGACCCAGCGATACTGTTTTTCGTCGGCCTGGCGCATGACCTCAGCGGAATCAATCAGGTCCTGTCCCAGCCAATCCGGCGGTACATCCCTGTAATCTGTGTGTATATGAATGCAGTCATCACGCTGCTCCATCTTGCGGCACCACTTATTGATGGGTGCATTCGGATTCTTCGGAGGGTTATACAAGTATATCATCTGGAAACCACCTTGATTCCCGCGGATAAAGGTCGCCTCAATGTTTGCCAACTCGTCCTCACCTTCTCCGTCATCAAAAAACTCGGTCAACTCGTCCAAGATGACCAGCTTGATGGGCTTATCCTCGTCTATGATACCCTTTGTATCGTCAATGCCATCGGAGCCGGCGAAGTACATCGTGGTACCATACTTTTTATAGGTTATCTCCATAGGGGACTTCCCAATCTTGAATGCGCTCTTTTTGACACCCAGGCGATTGATACCCCTCAGCATCTCTTTATACACCGTCTTACGCAGTTTGTTGTGATGCTTACGCAGGACAACCACGGAGCCGTTCTTATCACTGATTAGCTGATAGTCAGCCCGGACAGCTGCATAGCTGGACTTCGTGCCGGCGCGCCCGGATGTGAGTATGATGTGCTTATGCCTTGTATCGTTAAAAATCGGTAGGTATTTCGGTATCACTATCTCCGATATCCTGACCTGCTTCTTTTGGCGCATCGTTCACTACCTCCACACCGTCATCTTCATCCGGGGATGTCTCCCTGCGCATCCGCTCTGTGTCAGCCTTTAGCTGCTCCATCCGTATCTTCTGTTCCTCCAGGTCTGTCTCAGATTTGGAAGTCTGTCCCAACACGTCCTTGATGGCCATGAAAGCCTTCACATCCCCGCGCATGGCCTTTTCTATCATAGCCATAGTAATTATCTCCTCGTAGGTGCTTTCGCCCCCATCAGCACGTAATATATCAGACAGGCCTTCAACCTCAACTTTCATAGTCAAAAGCCGATTCATTGTATCTCTCATGGCGGCCTTTCGCCTCCGGGCCTCACCGGATGCCTTACCGCCTTTTCTGCCATTCTCTCGGGCTTCGCTCGGGCTTAAACGTATTAGGTTTTCATTGTTTGCCATCACCTCACCTTCCTATCTGGCTGTTTTAAGTATAGAAAAAGAGACAGCCTGAGCTATCCCTTCCGTTCGTTTTCAATCTTGTGCTTTTCAGCTTCTATCATTACTGCATATGCAAAATCTTTAATAAATGATACAGCCGTTGCTATATGCATTCTTTCATACACATAGCGCCAGTATTCAAACACCTCACGAATATCATTCAATGACTTCTCAAATTCAATATCGGACTTGTCGATATCTTTTAATCTGTAGCAAGCACTTTTTATGTTATCTTTTATCTCATCATCATTAATCAACGAATACAATTTATATAAATCATGTGTGGGCTTAAACTGTACCCTTGTGGATACCAACAGACTTTTTAAAAACAATTCGGCCGCAAAAGAAAGATTTACTATATACGGTGCTATGAGGTTCCCCATCTCCCCTTGGTATTCAAACTGCATATGGCGTATTTTTTCTGCCGTTTTTAGAAAACAATATCCCTCATAAAAAATATTCTCTGAATCGTTTGAATACAATTTTTTATGTTCATTTTTATTACATGTGAATACCGTCCCCTCTTCCATGGTTATCACCATCCTCACTTTTCTTTCTATCTTACCATAAAATCAAACAGGGGGAAAGTCTCTTCATGTTTACCAGAACCTTTTTAGGAGGCCCCGGACGCCCTAAGTTTCAGGCGCCGGGAATTGGGTATATAAAAGGCACCCATTGCTGGATGCCTAAATGCTTACACTTTTCTCATTTTAAATTATATCACATATCAGCGTGACAAACGTGACAATTTTACTTGACGCGCATAAATCTGGAAAATTTTTGTTTACAAGCCTCAGCAGTATACCCCTCTCCCATTGCTTCGGCTACTTCATCCCAGTTTTTTCTGTCAATACAGTAAAATTCTGTAATACGTCTTAATTCGCTATCATCAATGCTGTAAATATATTCTTCCGCATCGGCAACCATCATTTCAATCCTGGATACATGAAGCTCCTTTTTTGCTTTCCTCTCCCTAAGCCTGGCACGTTTCCGATTGATGGCAGAATGGTCGTTCTCTCCACGAATCACACAGGTTCCGAGTGGTTTCTTTCCTCGTTTTCCTTTTGTCACAACATCTGTAACTTCTCTATCAAGCGGCCGCATAGACCTAATTTCTGCTTCTAAATTCCGTATTCTACGCTCTTCATCTTCTGCCTCTTTTATCATACTTGCATATTGTTTTAATATGCTCTTATCTGCCATTCTTAAAACCTCCTTACCCCGCGCACTTGCCATGTACAGCCTGTGTCTCCTCTGGGTCCTCAATGATATAACACTCCATGGTTGTATTGACATTGCTGTGTCCCAGGACCGCCGCTATGTCCTTAAGTGATGCCCCGTGCCGGGCCATGTATGTAGCCAGATACGCCCGGAACCTATGCGGGTGCAGGTTTAACCCTTCAAGCCGCGGGTCACTGGCCACTATCTCTTTGAGCATCTTGCGTATGGTGCAGGTGCACACCCTGCCATACACACCTCCAGTTTTCCTAAAATTTATGAAAAGCGCCGCGCTGGTGTCTGGTAGTGCCCGGCGCCACTCCAGGTATGCTTCCAAGTGTACAATCGCCCTGGGAGTAAAGAAGGCCGGCCGTTCCTTGCGTCCCTTACCGTAGATAATGCAGCGTTTCCGGCTGATGTCTATGTCGCCAACATCTAATCCGACCAGCTCTGATATACGCATCCCTGTAGCCACCAATATCTCCACAATGGCTCTATCCCTGACATGCCGACAGCCACACCGGATGATTTCCACCTGCTCGTCCGACAGCACCCGCTTCACGCGCTGCTCCTCTTTAATCTTATAGACTTTACCCATGGGATTCTTCTTGGGTTTCCGCATGAGGCAACCACCATCTTCCAGCAAATCCTCATTCATGAGCCATTTGTAAAATGACTGAAAGACGTGAATCTTATTGTTAAGGGTGTTATCCTTGTTGTGGTGCTCCGTCTGCTTCCAGGCCAGATAGGCCCTGATGTCATTGCTTGTCACGTCCGCGTAGTTCTTCCGCAGGAATTGGAAAAGACATTTAAGTTCGCCACGGTAGTTCACGATAGTGGCATCTGTTCTCTTCTCCAATTTCAGGCACTGCAGGAACATCTCCACCACCCGAGGGGTATCATCCACATACTCTGCCGGCAACTGCCTCTCCTCCGACTCTGACAGGATGGTCTTGTTCATCAAATTCATGTACAGGGCCGCCTCGACCTCTTTCTGCCGTCTGAGCTCGTCCCACATCTCCATCTGAGTTACCAATGTGTTTAATACCTGCCGTATAAAAACATCTGTATTAATCGCTGTCTGCATATTATATCCTCCCTCATTTATGGTATTATTTTCCACTTGTTCACCATGCTTGAGTAAGCTATAATATACTCAAGCAATATCAGAGCGGTGGTAGCATCTTGGCGGGTGTCCACCGCTTATTTTCTTTCACGCACATATGTTCTTTTCTTTCGTTTTTATTTGCCGGGGTAATCCCCCGGCTTGTTTTATCTATACTCGTTTTACCACAATCGGTATCCTGCCCAAATCGTGCCCGCATCCCTTCAATACTTGCGTCACCCGGTTCCACTCATCGGCCAGTTCTGACTCCTTCCCATCCTCCACCCTCACAAAGGTATATCGCTTTTGGTACAGGATACCCACATCACTGTAATGCTCTATCTGCTGCCGGTGCCGGATGCCCAGCATTACCATCAGCTCCGCTGCTCTGTACCGGCCGTCGTATTGGCCACAATCATACAAGTCATAGTACACAGGTCTTGATGCCACGTACAATCACTCCCTTCGGTGGCTCCCGCAGCTCCGGAACCGGGCACAGGCTGGTGTATATGTAGGCCGGCGCCGTCCGGATGCGCTCCTTGATGGCCTCGTCGGCCTGGGCGGCCAGGGCCTTGCTGCGGTCGATGCGGCTGACCTTGGACTGCTTACTGCCTTTCTTTCTCACGGGTACCTCCCTTCGTAGCACAAATTTCAGTTTTACAGATTAATCATCATCGCTAAGCCAATCCCAAAACTCACACTCGTCTGCTGGATAAATATTATCAGTGCTTTCGATCCCATCGGCGTGTACATATTCACATCCAAAAATGTTAGACAAAGCACATGCTAAACCATTTGAATCTACACAATCGCCAATTTGGTCAAGCGCATCCTCCACCTGTTCCGGATTCTCACATTCTATTTCAAACGTTACATCTGCATAGAGCTTTTCTCTTACCTGGAACTTAACTTTCATCTTATCTCCCTTCCTCCGGTATTCCCGGAAAATATCAATTTTCTGGTTCATCATGATATTTCAATGCCTGGCCGCAAGTTGGACAAAAATAATCATCATCCTCAACCACATCCGAATCGCATACCGGACAGAAGCACTCTGCCTCATCACCAGCGGAATAATATGATTGATATGCCGGTGTCCACACCACCATTTTCGGCTCACTTTTGTCTTTTAAATATTGGACTTCTCCTGGCGTCAGGCCGGTATCCTCATAGGCTTTCAGCTTTTCTTTCTGTTGCAGCATGATTGCCTTCACCCGTTGCAGTACCGACAACGTAAAAGTATTATCCCGTTCCGCGTTGGACTTTATTGCAGCATCCAGCTCTATGATGTCTTTTTCAAAATCTCTTTCCATCCAGGCTCCTTTCTCCGGTTCCCCCGAAAATCCTAATTTACACGACTATTCCACCGTGCTATTGTTTCTTCTTTACTTCTATCATGCCCCGCTGTGCAGTCACAACCAAAATATGTTTGGCATTGTGGGCAAGCTACTATGTATATGTTCCCATAGCATTTCGTCAATGTCGGGAATTCATTTCCACAAAATGGACAAGGTTTTAATTGTTCCATCTATGCTCCTTTCCTCCGGATAGCCCGGCCTCCTTCCTTGGTTTTCAAAATAACGATTTATGATATCACGTTCCTATTACGCTCTCCCGGCATGCATCCAAAATGTATGTGAAGCTCCGTTCGCCGCCTTGTCTTGATATACACATGGTCCCCGTTTATTTCCCTGCCGCACTCACTGCAGATATAGACCGGGGATTCGGGCTGTTTTTTTTCTTTAGCCACCATCGTTCCTCCTTTTACTTCTGGCCTCCAGCTGGTCCATCAGGTCCTGGAGCATGTGCAATACCAGTGGGCAGGATTGATACCGTTCCCGCAGCATCTTCTCCCGTTGCACCACATCCTCCCATTCAGGTGATTTCCAGTTGGGGGGATTCTTATATTGGCGCCAGAACCCATTATAGACATCATTGTAAATACCCTGTACCTGCTGGTCTGTCAGAATCATCACATCATCCAAGGTCATAGGCTTTCCAGCCTCATATAGATTCCTGGCCGCGCTGCCCAGTACTTACAGATTACCTCACTGGCCACTTGGGCATCATCCCGCCAAAATCCCAGGTCTGTCATAACATCCTTAAGCAGTTTAACCAGGTTATCTGTATCTGGCTTACTGGTTTTATACTCACCATCCCAGTGGCTGCCCTGGAGAGGAAAGCACCACCAAGTCGTCAAACGGAGCGCACCCTGTGCCGGTTCCTCAGGCACATGCCTTGACATGTGTGCCCTCAGCTTCGCCCTGGCTGCTTTCAATTCTGCTGGCTCATAGAATACCGGCTTCCCGTTTACCACATGCACCTGCTTCTCCTGATGGGTACAGGTGGGTGGTTCCATCGGCATAAAAAAATCAATCATCATAGCTTCACCTCTTTAAAGTGCAAAACAGCTTGTTTGTTGTGAAAATCTCTTCTGTCAAAGGACAGGGGAAGGAAGGACGGCGGGCAGCGCTTAAGCCCGCCTTTCTTTCCCCCTTTGACCGTCAGGGAAATGTATATATTACCCCCTGTAAGGGGGTACATTTTCCTTCCCTCGGAAAAACTCGGTATTTTCTCGACTTTTTCCCTCAAAGGGAAATTATCGGTAAATTTCGTGTTTTTCACTTTGATAGGGAAAAGGGAAACTATCGTATTTTTCCTTATGAGAGAAATTGTTTCCATTCGAGTTTTTCCTTATGAGGGAAACCCTTTCCATCCGTATTTTTCCCTTTACTTCTTACCCACATTTCCTTCATCGATCCAGAATCCGCCATGCTCTTTTATACGGTTCCGAACTGTTTTTTCGGTTGTCCCCATACTCTCCGCCAGTTCTTTCACAGTTACTTTTCCATCCTCATTGAAACTTTTAAGGGACTCATACTGCTCTTCCAGGCTCTGCATGCGGTCCTTTTTAGCCTGCTCAGGTGTCCGTTTTTTCTTGAAGTTTTTTTGCCATGATGCCCCGTCAGCCTCCGGCTGTATATCGTTCAGAATGCCCACACCGTCCACCCTATGGCAGGGATAATCAAACCATAGGTTGACCGCGGGGAACTTCGGAAACTCTCTCAGAGTCCCCTCAATGCGCCAGGCCGTCACAGCCCTGGCCCTTATCTTAGCGGCCTCCACAATGCGCTGCAGGGCCGCCCATTGCCATTTGTCCAGCTTATTCTCGCAGTAAATGAGCATCTGATAGCTGCTGCATAAATCATCCTCTGACAGGTCATCCTCCCATTTAAAATGGGCATCCAGGTACTGCTTGCAAGCCGCACACACAGCCTTGTTCTCCTCGGCCTTAAGCACATCCTCAGACAGTTCAAGCTCTATCATATCCAGCATAGCGTCCGGGTCGCGGGCAAACACACCGGAGCCGGATGCCCGGTCCATGGCCTTCTTGCTTCCCTGGCCGCCCTTACTGTGGTGATGGCAATAGATGACTGCCACGCCCAGTTCCGTACAGACTTTATCAAACTGGTTGCAGAAGTTGGCCATCTGGTCCGCGCTGTTCTCGTCGCCTGTAATGACCTTATAAATAGGGTCAATCACAATGGCTATGTAGTTCTTCTTGGCGGCCCTGCGTATGAGCATCGGAGCCAGTTTGTCCATAGGCCGGGACTTACCACGCAGGTTCCAGATATCAATGTTTTTAAGGTTGTCCGGCTTCCATCCCAGGGCCTGGTATACATCCCTGAAACGGTGCAGGCAGCTGGCCCGGTCCAGTTCCAGATTCACGTACAGAACCCGGCCCTGTGTGCACTTCCATCCCAGCCACTCCCTGCCCTCCGCAATGGCTATACACATCTCAATCTGCAGGAAGGACTTTCCGGCCTTTGATGGCCCGGCTATGAGCATCTTATGGCCCTGCCGCAGCACACCGTCAATCAAACATGGCGCCAGCTCCGGGAGGTTGTCCCAGACATCCTCCAGACTCTCTGGATCCGGCAGATCGTCATTGACAGACTCAATCCATTCCTTCCATTCGCTCCAGTTAGCCTTCCCGATATTGGTGTCCATCAGGAACTGTTTATGTTCCCCACGGATAATCCCGGGCATCCTGGACAGTCTGGATGGGTTACGGTTCTGCGGGTCTATCTCCAGGCCGTTCTTCCGGCAGATGTCGTACAGGTAGTCCACACGCTTCCGGTATTCCGTATAGTCTGCGGCATCCACCCGCACAATGGCGTGCAGGCTTTTCCCTCCACTGTGCACCAGGCAGGCCACCGGAAGCTCCAGCTCCCTGATGATGGCATTCTGTTTTTCAATGTCCATTCCATCTGACTCAACCAGTGAATACCTATAGTCTGCCACATTGGCATCACGGACACCTGTTCCATCCAGGGGATTGAACCGTATCCAGGCCCCTCCTGCTGGGTTATAGTCACCCATTACTTTCCCTATGTCCCCATCACAGTTTGCCAGGGCCTCAATCAATTGCCCTGCCGTACGGTCAAATGAGCCTTTATCCGTGGGTTTCCATCTTCCATCCTCCGCCTGATAGCTCTTAACCACATAACCCACATTCTCACCGGCTTCAAACAGTGTTTCCAGATAGGTGATAAGCTGCTTCACTGGGTCCCATCTGCCGGGTTCCTGTATTTCCCGGCCTTCCACCCAATTTTTATCTATGACAATTCCCTCGGAAGATATGGCGTCATCCCAGTCCAGTGCATGTCCCGGGTCATAAGGCGGCATCCACCCCTGTTCCCTGGCGTACTGGACAATGGTACCGCCCGTCACTGGTGTACCATGGCCATGGAAACCATTCCATTTCTTCTGGCACTCCCCAGGATGATACCTGCCGGGGTCCCTCTGGCTCCATGCATCCCAGATTTCCACGCTGTATCCCTCCTGGTCCAGGGCCATCCCTACATTCAGCCATTGCTGGTAATCCAGTTCCGCCGGCTCTATGCTGTTTAAGACCTCCAACAGGTCATACTGGTTATTCTCCATGGCTTACTCCTTATCTATCAGGCACATACTCACTGGGGTTGACTCCTCTCGGTGCCCCGGTCCATCCTGCCGCTGCTATCCTGTCAATCATGTTTTTTCCTGCCTCAAAACTCCAGGTCCCCACATGCTGGAACCCGTATTTCTCAAGGCATCGAATCTGCTTCGGAGTTGTCAGACCTTCCTCCTGTCTCTTATGGAGACGGTCCAGTATCATGCTGGCCTTTCCAGCATTGTCAATATCATCCGGGAGGATACCCCGTTTCTCCAGTTCCTTCTTCTGGCTATCGGACGGTGGCGCCAGTTCCCATCCAAATGCAGGGACATATCCGGCCAGGTCCTCCGCCTGTATGCTCATCTCAAACTGCAGCGGATCCACCAGCTTCTTCTTCCGGTTCCGCATCTCACGCAGCTGCTTGGCCAGGGATTCCTCCCTTTCTGCAATTACATCCTCTGACGCCTTTTTCTCTGCTTCCTCGATGTCTACAGGACACCCGCAGGTCTCCTCCATGTTGTCGGTCATCTTCTGGGCCACTTCACGGTCTGTACAGATAAGGTCTGCCGGATGGCACAGTTCATGGCGTTCCGTGTGCCACAGGAAGTCTAAAAGCAACAGGTGTTCTTTCCCTGGATGCAGTCGGGTGCCACGTCCTACCATCTGACTGTACAGACTCCTGACCTTGGTCGGTCGTAGCACCACAATACAGTCAACGGATGGGCAGTCCCACCCTTCTGTCAGCAACATGGAATTGCACAACACGTTGTAATCCCCACGGTCAAATGCTTCCAACACTTCCGCCCGATCCTTACTTTCCCCGTTGACCTCAGCAGCCTTAAATCCCTTTTCAATCAAAATATCTCTAAACTTCTGGCTGGTCTTAACCAGTGGAAGAAATACCACAGTTTTTCGGTTCTTACAATACTTTTCCATCTCGTCCGCAATCTGGTACAGGTATGGGTCAAGGGCTGTTGCAATATCTCCGGCCTTGAAGTCACCGGACTGCATGGCTACGCCTGAAAGGTCCAGTTTTAATGGTATGGTCAGCGCTTTGATAGGGGACAGGTATCCAGCCTTGATGGCCTTGGGAAGGGTATATTCATAGGCCAGGCTGCCAAACACCTGCCCCAAGTTTTTCATATCTCCACGGTCGGGGGTCGCTGTTACTCCCAGTACCCTGGCCTTGTCAAAATGTGCCAGTATTTTCTGATAGCTGTCTGATATGCTGTGATGGGCCTCGTCAATGATGATGGTGTTGAAATAATCGGCCGGAAACTGTCCCAGCCGTTTTTCCCTCATCAGAGTCTGGACGGAACCGACCACAACCCGGAACCAGCTGCCCAGACAGGACTGCTCCGCTTTCTCCGTGGCACATCCCAGTTTTGTAGCCTTGGCAATCTTATCCGCCGCCTGGTCCAGGAGTTCGCCCCGGTGGGCCAGGATTAACACCCGGTCTCCACGGCGCACACAGTCCTCCGTCACCTTGGCAAATACGATGGTCTTACCGCAGCCTGTCGGCAGGACCAGGAGTGTCCGAAGGACACCCTTGTCCCATTCCTGGAAGATAGCTTCCTTTGCCTCGGATTGATAGGGTCTTAACTCCATTAAAAATCACCAGCCTTAAACTGTTTCGGTTCCGGGGCAAGGTATTCGTCCACCTTGTTATTCCTGCGCTGTTTCCCATTCTTATCCTTATACTCGTTGACATAAATTTTGAATCTTCCCGTGGCTCCAGGAACTTCATTCCAGCGCGGTTTCAGTTTCTCCCCCTTCTTCCGCTGTCCGATGCACAGGAAGAACTGGCAAAGTTTCCACTCCATCTTGCTGTTCAGGATAAGGTCATCAAAAACATGGTGTTCGTTTCCGTCTGAGTCTTTGATGACGCAGTCAATCGTTGCCTTGTTGCAGGCTGCCATCTTGTCGCTACCTGCAAACCTCCCCCTCTCCATGGTCCTGATTTCAAAATCGTATTCTCCATCTGGTAATGGCTCAAAATCAGAACCTTCATTTTCTATCTGGTCATCCCAGCTTAATTCCCTGCCCAATGCTTCATTCATATCATTCATGTATCACATATCCTCCTAATTGAATACTAATGCGTCCTTACCCTTCATTTCCTTAATCATTCCATACACTTTATCCCAGGCGCCTACCAAGCAGCCGTCCACAAAATCCTTCGGGTAATCCCGTACAGGCATGTCTCCCGGAAAATACCCTCTTGCCTCCACCACGGCCTGAATGTCCCACTCGCAGACATCATTTGCTATCATGAGGTCCCGCAGGTTCTTAGGAATGCGTTCATCCACATTAGACGGCTCCGGCTTGTTTACAGGCTCATCATTAACAGGTTCCGGTGTTTCCGCTTCTTTTGAAGGCTCCTTAATGTCCTTACCATTACTGACTGGCTGCTCCTGAGGTGACTGCTGGTTTTTAGCTGTAACCGTGGCCGGTGTCTCCCGTTTCTCAATCGGGGATGATGTGACCGTCTGGGCCTGCTCGATGATATGCCGGATGCTGTCATACTCAAATGGTACCTCATCCGCCAGCCCATACCGGTTCTTGGCATCCCAGCAGCTGTGGTGTGTGGTATACATGACACGCTTTCCGCCCTGGGCCTTATTCTTGCCTTTCTGGGCCCCCTGACCGTCCACATTGACCACGAATGTCTTATAATTACAGAACAATACCATATCGGCCCATTCCTTCACCATGGGGGCTGTCTGCTTGGTCAGTTTCATCTCCCAGCGGTCATAGGCCCCCAGTTCATCCGGCTGCTCAAATTTCCGCATTTTTGCGTGGGCCGTCAGTACCACGTTGATGCCCGTCTTGACCACTTCCTCCAGTAGATTCAAGAGCCGGCCAAACTCCTCCTGAACAAAAGTATATCCTTTACCGTATCCAAAATCCTCAATGCTGCTTTTATGGTTCTTGTCACATATCTGGGTAGTACAGAGCATCTCAGCCCAGTCTGCTGTATCAATAACCAGTGTCTGGCACAGGCCTGGGGTGCGCTTCACTTCCATCACCTGTTCCATGAGCATCATCCAGCTGCTGGGTGTTGGAGTTCTGGCCACGTCCATATCCTTTGTAGAGCCCTCTGTATCTATAAAGAGAGGGTCTGGAAACATAGACGCAAACGTGGACTTTCCTATGCCCTCAGGACCATACACTACTACTTTCTTGGCCCCTGGTATCTTTCCCTTAATGATTTCCATTAAAAATCACCTGCCTTCCATTCTGTCTGTTTCGGAGGCTCAGGAGCCGCTGGCATATCCTGTCCTGCCACATATCCGTCCTCAATTATGATGCTGCATTCATCCCCGGTACTTACCCGTGTTGCAATTGCCTGCAGCCCTTCCTGCTCCAGCCACTGTCCAAACTCCTGCAGGGTTTCCAGATCCATCTGCTCCAGCTTGTCCAGGAGTACAAAACCACAGTCGGGGTTAAGCCTGCGTACAATAGCGGTAGATACCCGGAGCTGTTCGGAGCCTGACATGTTGTCCCACTTCTGGCCGTTGTAAATAAGCTCCCCTTCCTCCACTGAAAGGCCTGGAAGTGGGAGGTCGGCCCCCTTTAATAAGTCGGCCTTTTGCTTCCTCACCGCTTCAATTTTGGTGGTAAGAGTATTGTATTGTGCCCTGTATTCCTTGGCATCCTCTTCGGCCTTGTCCTTATCCAGGTTGGCCCGTACCTTGCGGTTGGTTTCCTCTATATCTGCAATATTCTGTTCCAATTCCGCTGTCGACTGGTCCGCCAGGCTCTCCGCGCTCCCCCTGGCAATCTTAAGGTCAGTATCCAGTTGCGCCTGTTTATGTAGTAAAGCCTGTATCTGCTCTGTAACCTGCTGGTATTCCTGTTCCAACCGGTGGAGGCATTCACGTTTCCTCTGATTCTCCCCGTTCTGGGCAAGTATCTCCTGCTGCTGCCGAATCAGTTCGGATGCAGATATGGGGGTGGATGGGACATCTGGAAAGTAAGGCTGTTCTTTTGCATACTTCTCTTTCTGGTCAGCCGTTCGGCCTATGTAGGTACGTTCGTTGAACATCTCTTTTTCCTGACGTTCTAATTCCGCCAACTGAGGACCAATACCTATAATCTGCAATAAAGTGTTTGCCTTTTCTTTACTATTGGCTTCCATAAACTTTGGGAGGTTCAGAGCCAACTGCTCCACGAACCCATCCAAAAGCTGCTGCCCGGCCTTCTGACCACTGGGGTCTGTCACCTTAAGGCTGCTGTTCTTCCCCTTTCGCTCTACGACCAGGCCGTTATTCATAACAATGCGCAGATTGGGGGGGATGGTGGAGCCCTCCCTGGCTGCCTGTGATGGCCGGAACCGTTCTCCTCCCAGGGTCCACGCTATAGCATCCAGGACAGAGGTTTTCCCCTGGTTATTTTTGCCTCCTATAATAGTGAGCCCGTTCGTTGACGGCTCAATTTTGACCGCCTTGACCCGTTTTACGTTTTCAATTTCAAGTTTATTGATTTTCATTGACATCTTGCAATCTCCTTTTAAATCCCTTATACTAAGGGTGTAAATAATTTTTAGTTACCTGGACTTTGGACGGCTCCACCCGTCTGGGGTCCTTTTTTTGTATGACCGGCACAGCATCATTCGGCTGTACTCCGAACACTTATTCCGCCGCCGGCAGCTCCGGCATGTCACTGGCTCCATGGCTGCCACCTCCTTACTCTTTGACATAGACAGACTTGGTATCGTTGTCATATACCAGCCGCAGCGTGTTGCCGATATCGTCCTCTATCATGGCCTCGTTGCCATCCATGCCCAGCTTGATATAATGCATGTCCAGTCCGATGGAACGGCACCAATCCCTGACCGCCAGCTCCGCAATGCTCTTTATGTCTCCAAACATTTCTCCTCACCTCCCTTCTATGCAAATATCAGCTCATACTTTGGTCTTTCACTCTCATACTCGACCATCGCGTAAAAATAACCACAGTTGTAATACAATACAGGAATCCGGTCATCATTATCAGCACAACCAAAGCCACTTGAACATCCTTCATTCTGCTTATACTGTTCCCAAAGAGCATCTGCCAGAAGGCTGGACGCTTCCCTACTCCTTGTTAAAAACACTTTATATGTTTTCATCCTCATATCCTCCTCTCACAGACTAACGCCCATGGCCACCGCCATGACCACGATAGATACCATCCACATCCCCAACAGCCAGATGACCGCCGGCACAATCCATTTAGCTGCCATCATTATGGGACCGTCCCGGCGCCTTTTGCGTCGCCGTACCTCAATCACCCGCTCCCTGCCCATGACATGGGTCAGTGCTATGGTGGCCGGTCCTACAAAATCCACACGCCAGCCGGGATACTGGACCGCTGCTCTAGCGCGGATGGCTAACTCAGTTACTTTTGTCATTGGCTTGTCCCTCCTTTCCATGCTTGTCCTACAGGGCCGCCCTTAGGCGGTGTCCTCTCGCTTCTGAATTCTTTCATCACGGTACTGTTCCAAAAACCGGTAAAACATTTCCGTATTCTCGTTTCTTTCTACTTTAATGTCCTCCGGATTTGTGTAAACTTTTCCGTCATAGGTTGTTATGATTACGTTTGCCATATCACCACCCCTCTCTGGTAAATTGTATGTGGTACTGGTTGTACTTCTTACGTTGTCCGTCTTGTCTTTTTCCTCCCCCTGACCTATACTGTACTTACAGGCGTTGCAGCGCCGAGTATTTAGTGAAGGGAATATTATTATGGAACTCATGCCTAACTGTGTTGATAATGCAATTAAAAACCTTACTAACGAACCAGCAATGTCTATTGGAACTCTCATCAAAGACGCCATCTATCTTAAGTTTGGCTCAATATCCTATAAAGCTGAGAAAAGGCGTCTCTATGAAAAATACGGCTTAATTGAATTGGAGGCGCGATTAAAACTCTGTATAGAACAAATTCCATCTGAAAAGCTTATAGAACCTGATTATCAAACAATAATGCTTGCATTAGATAATGTAGATTCTTGCATCAATTCCGAAGAACTTAGAAATCTGTTTGCTAACCTAATAGCACGTTCATGCCATAGTGACTATAAGGAACTCATACATCCATCTTTCTCAGAGACACTAAAACAAATGAGCCCTTATGATGCTAAAATTTTAAAATACTATGTCAGCAACAAACCAGAACGATTGATTACATACACATATTTCAATAATAGCGAGAATGACTTTTATAACAAAGTTCCCTATACTTTTGATACTTATCCGAACCAGCACGAAGCAAGGTATGTATCTTTTTCACTTTCATCACTGATGCGGTTAGGCATACTTGCATTTGATGATGACGCTCTCGTTCACCCCGCTGATGACTCTCCATTTAAAAATTCAGATTTCTATAAACAGTGCGAAGAAGAACGTATCAAAACGGGGAAATATCTTCATTCTGAAATTGTTGGAAAAATATGTGGATTAACGCCTTTCGGTACAGCCCTTATACAGGCTTGTCTTGATTGATATTGCGAACAAGCATTTCAATCGTTTTCAGAGCATAGTTTTTGATTTTTTGTGATTGCTCAATATTCAGGTCGCACATTTCTTCTACGTAGGTCATTAGTTCTCTTTTTACCGCGGCTGTTATCTTAATCGTAACGATAGCCGCGGTAATCGTTGAAACTAGGACAGACAATAAAATAAGTAACATTACTTTCTCTCACCTCTTCCTATTCACTTGCCGATGTGCAGTACCTTAGCTGCTCTTTCTATCCTTAATATCAGTTCCACTTTTAGGTACATTAGGAATTAGGCCACACATCAAACCAAACACCTTATTTTGACCCGCTTCATCCAACATCGGTGCCATAATAAGGATATTTTTTAATGTGTCATTTGTTAATTGAATTAAATTGGTATCTTGCATCTTTCATCACCTCACTCTCTTTTGCTTGTTAAGGACATTATATACCACGCTTTTGTCCTTGTCAATCATATCTTTTACTCTTTTTGTCCTTTACAAGCATTTTTCTTTATGCTATAATTTGCTTATATACAAGAAAGGAGAATCACGCATGAACACATATGAACGAATACGATTTCTGCGTAAAGAAATTTTGCATAAGACTCAAGAAGAATTTGCTGAATCCATTAGGATATCCCGTTCAAATCTCGGAAATATAGAAACCGGAAAAGTCGCTGTTACAAATAGAGTAATATCCGATATCTGCGTTTCATTTCATGTAAATGAAACCTGGCTTCTCACTGGTGAAGGCGGTGATGATAACATCTTTACTCAAATATCTGCTGATGACCGATTTTCATTAAATTTGGGAAAACTGAGTACAACTGAAAATGAATTTGTACGAAATGGTATAAACTTATTAGCAGAAACAGACCCAGAAAAATTGAAAATTTTAGAAGATTTCATGAAAGCATGGCTGGGAATTAAATGACAGGGAGACACCTCAGTGGGCGCCTCCCTGTAGGGCAAGGATAAAAAGGTAAATTCTTCTAAGTAAAGCATTGTTATTGATTTCCTTAACCTTTTCAGAAATAGCATTCCAGTATTCTTGATTACTCATAATATGTACCACCCTTTCCCTTTTGTCTCTACGAAACCATATAGTCAGTTTATCGACTATGTTATACTGTATGAACGTTATATTTCCATTATTTACCTGCTGTTTCCGCATTTGTCCGCTATAACGGACAAATATCGACAAGCGTCTATTATGTACCCCCGTTTAGGGGGTTATGCGGATTGAAAACAGGTCAGCTGGTTTAACGTCCAATGCAAGGGAAAGGATGCATATTGTGCGTAATGTGGGATTGGCCTTGCCATCTTCAATCTGGTTGATTTGGGTTTTACTGATTCCTGATAGCTCCGAAAGACCACGGTCTGTAAGGCCTGCTTTTGTTCGGAACTCATAAAGATGATATTCAATTGTGAATCGTGGAACCATGAGCGTGTACCTCCATGCGAATAGTATCCGCAGTAGCAGTGAAGGTCATACACAAACTTAGGTTTGATTTTTATTATATCAGAACGTATGTTCTGTTTCAAGTATCAATATATAGAAAATACTATTTCACAAGGAGGGGACATCATGAAATTTGGATTGCGCAAAATTAGCCCCATGAAATCCCTAAAGGCCAGGACCACCGGACGAGCAAAAAGAGCGGTAAAAAAAGCATTAATACCCGGATATGGGAAGAAGGGTATGGGGTGGATAAAGAATCCTAAAAAGGCCGCATATAACAAAGTGTATAAAAAGACTTCATTTAGTCTTTTTGATTTATTTAAATAACGCAAGAACCCCTGTGCAGAAAACACAGGGGCCCAGCCTTACCAAGGGTGTCACGGTTCCCATGATAAGAAATGTTGAGTACAAGACATAGTATATCATCTTTCCGGACACCGGGCAACCATATGTGTAATTTTACGTCAACCGAAGAGTATAGTTAAGTATGAGGAGAGATGAATATGATTAAAGGCGCATGTTATGTCCGTGTATCTACGGACAATCAGTTAGAAAACTATAGTATAGAGGAACAGACTGACCGTTTGAAGGCATACTGCAAAGCAAAAGATATTCAGATAGTCAAGATATATACCGACGGCGGCTATTCCGGCGGAAACGTTAATAGGCCTGCCCTGCAGCAGATGCTCCAAGACATCGACAAAGGATTGATAGATTCTGTCATTGTTTACAAGCTTGACCGCTTATCCAGAAGCCAGAAGGATACTCTCATGTTGATTGAGGATTGTTTTCTGGCCAAGAATGTGGATTTTGTTTCTGTGAATGAGAATTTTGATACATCCACCCCATTTGGCCGGGCCATGATTGGAATACTGTCGGTCTTTGCCCAGCTGGAGAAAGACCAGATTACGGAGCGTTTTACCATGGGACGCATCGGCAGAGCCAAGAATGGATATTTTCATGGGGGTGGCAACGCACCAACCGGCTATGACTATATTGACGGGGAGCTCATAATAAATGACTATGAGGCCATACAGGTCAAGGATTTGTATAATCGGTTTTTAAAGGGGTATTCCATACACAACTGTTGGCAGTATATGCAACAAAAATATGGTGGATGGAGCAGTGAGGTCTTAGTCCGGAATGTCCTTAAAAACGAACTGTATATAGGAAAAGTAAAGTTTAAGGGGGTAGCCTATCAAGGCAATCATCAACCAATCATATCCGAAGAAACATTCCGGCAGGTACAGGACCTGTTTAACAGCTCCAGGAGGGCCTCTGATACCTTCAAGCGGTCTCCGTTTAAGGCGAGCACCCTTCTTTCAAGCCTCGTCTATTGTGGTAAGTGTGGGGCACGGTTCCACGGTGAGCATGGTAATTATTCTTGCTATAGTCGTACCAAGGGAGATAAAAAGTATATTGTTGACCCCAACTGCAAGAATAAAAAATGGAAGATAGAGGAATTAGACAGACTGGTGTTAGATTACATAATGCGTTTAGACTTTTCTAAATTAAAGAGTGGGCACCCTGTTCCGGTCCCGGTCACAGATTATTCAATCCGCCTGAATGAAATAGATAAGCAGATTGGAAAACTGATAGACCTGTATCAAGTCAGCGGAATCCCAATCGAAACCATACAGGAAAAAATGGATGCGCTTAATAAAGAGAAGGAAGCACTACTGAATATATCAAAACCAAAAAATGTGCCGGTAACAACTCTTGCTGAAATGATAACCGCGCGGGATACCTTGATGTCGCTTTCTGATACAGGAAGCTTGGATGAAAAAAGAGCCTGCCTGACTATGATTGTAGACCGCATCATAATTGATGATGATAATGTCAATATCAAGCTAAAGCAGTTATAA